TCTGATGTTATTATAGAGTCAGCCTCCCTAACAGATAATATTGCAAGGGTGCATCTAACGACAAATGTTGTAGGTACATATAAAATTGTAGCTACTATAACTAGCAACCATGGAACTGAAGTGCAAACTAATACTGTTCCTATGATGTTAAAAGTATTTTAAGGAATATTATGTCTGACGAGTTTCCAAAAGTAGAGCAGCTTACAGACTGGGAGAACCCACCTAAAGTAGCTGACCTTAAAGCAGATTTCCAAGCAGCCAAATCTGATATGGATGAACATATTAGTAAGGTAGATTGTCGTCTTGATATGCTTAACATTACAGGCTCTGCAAAAGTTGCTGTAGCTAAAGGTAAGTCATCGGTACAACCTAAGCTTATCCGCAAACAGAATGAGTGGAGGATTCCTACGTTAACTGAACCCTTCATGTCAGGTGATGACTTATTCAATGTAGACCCTGTTACCTACGAAGATAAAGCAAGTGCTATTCAAAATGCATTAGTATTAAATAACCAAATTAATACTAAGATAGGTAAAGTTAAATTCATAGATGAATACATTCGTACTGGTGTGGATGAAGGTACAGTTATTGTACGTACTGGTTGGGACTTCAGAGAGGAAGAGGTAGAACAACCTAAGTATAAGTATGTAACTACAATTGACCCTACAGAAGTACAACGCTTACAGCAATTAATAGCATTGGCTCAACAAGACCCTAATAAATTTAAGATAGATGTTCCTCCTTATTTGCAGATAGCTGTGCAGTTAAGTGTAGAACAAGGGCAACCTGTTATTCCTGTAGAAGATGGTACTGAATTAGTTATGGTAACTACACGTAACCAACCTACATGGGATATATGTGATTATAGAAATGTATCAATTGACCCTACTTGTAAGGGTGATTTGACTAAAGCTGAATTCATTAATTACAGTGTAGAGACTTCTCTTTCTGAGTTAGAAAAGGATGGTCGTTACTCAAATTTAGATGCAGTGGAAACTGATAATGTATTATCAGATGAACAATATAATGAAGAAGACCCTGATTCATTCAAATTTAAAGATAAACCAAGACAGAAATTAATATTACATGAATACTGGGGATACTGGGATATTGATGGTTCTGGGAAGACTACAGCCATTCTAGCTGCTTATATTGGTAATATAATGGTAAGGCTAGAAGAGAACCCTTTTGTAGATAAAAAGCTTCCTTTCACATCCGTACAGACACTACCAGTGCGTAAGTCTAACTTTGGTGAAACTGATGGTGATTTAATTGGGGATAACCAGAAGATTGTAGGTGCAGTAACACGAGGTACTATTGATGTATTGGCTCGTAGTGCTAACGGTCAAGTCGCTCATGCTAAGGGTGCTTTAGACCTTACCCAGAAGCGTAGATTTGAGAATGGGGATGATTATGAATTCAATCCCACAATGCACCCAGATGCTATATCGCATATGCATAAGTACCCTGAGTTACCACAATCAGCAGGTATTATGCTACAGTCGCAAATATCTGATGCAGAGAGCATGACAGGTGTACGTCCATTTGGACAAAGCCAAACTGGTAGTATTGGTTCAGAGACTGCTACAGGTGTTAAATCTGCGGTAGATGCTACAGCTAAAAGAGATACTTCTATTCTTCGTAGATTTGCAGAAGGTGTTGTTGAATTAGGTCGTAAGACTATTTCAATGAATCAACAATTCTTATCAGAAGAAGAAGTAATTAGAGTTACTAATGAGGAATTCGTTACAGTACGTAAAGATGACTTAGCAGGTAATTTTGATTTACGTATTAGTATTAGCACTGCAGAAGAGGATAATGCAAGAGCACAAGAGCTATCATTCATGCTTCAAACCATGGGTAATAATATGGATGCTGAGATGAGTAAACTTATCTTGGTAGAAATAGCTAGATTGCGTAAGATGCCTCTATTAGCTAAACAGCTTAAGGATTTCCAACCTAAACCTGACCCAGTTGCACAGCTTAAACAGCAGCTTGAAGTTGCAGAACTTAAAGCTAAGATTGCCAAATTGCATTCTGAAGCACAGGAAAATAACGCTAGTGCACAACTAGATTTAGCGAAAGCTAGAACAGAAGGTAGTACAGCAGACCTTAAAGACCTTGATTTTGTTGAGCAAGAGAACAATACTAAGCATAATAGAGATGTTGATAAGGTAGCTGCACAAGCAGAAGCCAATACTAAAATGAAGATTGTAGAAAGTGCTTTGAATGATAATAAGGAGAGTAGCGTGAATTAGACCATTAATTGAATTTACAGAAACAGTACCTAATGTAGGTATAAACTTAGTCTCGTAAGAGGCAAGGACACTCGGAGAATTATTATGAATACAGACATGCGAGAAATCGAAGTCACGATTGATGAAGTAAAACACGTTATTCACATTGGTGAATTAGTACAACAGCTTGAAGATACCCCAGTATTTAAAGAGTTAATTACTGATGGTTATTTTAAAACAGAGGCTGCTAGATTGGTAATGTTAAAAGCTGACCCAACTATGCAGACTCCTGAGAAACAAGCAGGGCTAGAAAAAGATATGTTAGGTATTTCAGTACTAGGAGAATTCCTACGTAACAGAAAGATGCTAGCAAGAATGGCTCAAGATTCGTTAGAAGCACATGAGCGTACTCGTGAAGAACTAAGAGCGGAGGCATAGTATGAGTGATGAAAATATTGTAGAGCCAGAAGCTCCAGTAGAAGAATCCGTTACTGAAGAAGTAGTAGAGGAAACTCAAGTAAATCCTTTAAGTATGTCAGATGAAGAATTTGATGCTTATTTAGAAGCAGAAGAAGTAGACACATCTGCTACCACTGAAGAAGCTACTGTAGAGGAATCTGACGGTGATACTGAAGAAGTTGACACAATCCCCTCAGAAGAAGAGAATAATAGCTCAGAGGAGAGTACAGAGGCTTCGGAAGGGGAAAAAGAAGTAGAATCTGAGGAGGAGGTTGTATTCTCTAAAGAAAATGCTTATGATGAAATTATGGCTGAATTCAAAGCCAATGGTAAAATGATGTCTGTTAAGACTGTTGCTGACGTTAGACAACTTATGAAAATGGGTGCTAACTACAACAAGAAAATGGCAGGTATGAAACCAAAGAATCGTATATACAAGATGCTTGAGGATAATGAGCTTCTTGACGAGAGTAAACTCAACTACCTTATTGACCTATCCAAAAAGGATAAAGGGGCAATACAGCAGTTGTTAAAGGATAGTCAGTTAGACCCATTAGATTTGGATGTAACTGATGATTCGGCATATACACCTAATACTTACACTGTCGATGATAGACGGGTGCAATTAGATGAAGTTTTAGCATCTCTGCAGGATACTGAAGCCTATTCAACCACCGTGGATATTATTGGTAATAAGTGGGACAAAGCCAGCAGAGATAGCCTATTATCCAATCCTAATGATATTAGTATCATTAACCAACACGTAGAGACTGGTCTTTATGAGAAGGTAATGCATGTAGTAGATAGGGAACGTATGCTAGGCAAATTAAATGGTGTTTCTGATTTTGATGCGTATACACAAGTAGGTCGTGCTATGGAAGCTCAAGGGGCATTTAAAGAAACCCCAACAGCCAATGTGCAGCAAGAGATACAAGTGGAACCTAAGAAAGCAGACCCAGTTATCAGTAAACAGAAACGGGCTGCAGCTCCTACTAAAGGAAGCAACTCGAAACCTAAAGCCAAGGTTACAAAGAACCCTCTCGCTATGAGTGATGAGGAATTTGAAAAAGCCTTCGGTAAAGACTTTTAATATAAAAGGTAAGTATTATGACTCAGCAATATAAAGACCCAATTGGCGGTACTCAATCTACCATCGGTGACGAGCAGTTTAATATGTGGAAATGGCAACGTAAAGCGTTGCAAGAAACACAGAAGAAAGCTGTATTCGGTAACCTTTCATCTACTATCAATATGCCTAAGCATATGGGTAAAACGCTTAAACGCTATCACTATGTACCATACTTAGATGATGCTAACATTAATGACCAAGGTCTTGATGCAAATGGTTTAGCTACTAACTTAGAAGTTACCATTAAAATCATTCAGCCTCGTGGTGATGGTGTTACTGCAACTGAAAACATCTATGAAACTCGTTATGCAATTGGCGGTGACCCAAATGCTGCTACTGCTTTAGCTAACGCTAAAACTGCTGCTAATGAAGTATTTGTAGAGTTAGGTGTATTCAGTGTTGATTATGCTACTACTAAGACTGCTGTTGAATTACTTGGTTGGGTAATTGATGAAGGTACAGCAGTACCTAACACTGGTAACCTATGGGGTTCAAGTAAAGATGTTGGTACTATTAACGGTAAGATGCCTCGCTTAGATGAAAATGGTGGTATGAAAAACCGTGTTGCAGGTAGACGTATTGAATTAGAAGGTAACTTAGACTTCTTCGGTATGTACCGTACATGGACTCGTGAATCACTAGACTTCGATACTGATGACCAGTTACAAGCTCACCAAACTCGTGAGATGATGTATGCTGCACATGAAGTAACGGAAGATGCTGTTCAGATTGATTTATTGAATGGTGCAGGTGTTGTACGTTTTGGTGGTGATGCAACTGCTACTGACGAACTACATGGTGAAGCTAGCCCTTCATTAGTTACTTATGAAGCGTTAATGAAGTTAGCCATTACACTTGATGATAACCGTTGTGATAAAGATACAACTGTAATCTCTGGTTCACGTATGACTGATACACGTACTATCCGTAGTACTCGTATTATGTACATTGGCTCTGAGCTTCAGCCTATGGTTGAGAAGATGACTGATTACTTCGGTAACGCAGCATTTATCTCTGTAGAGAAGTATGCAGCAGCAGGTGACCCTATTGCAGGTGAAATTGGTAAGTTAGGTCAATTCACTATTGTAGTAGCTCCTGAAATGATGCATTGGGAAGGTGCAGGTTTAGCTGTAACTACCAATACTGGCTACCGTGAAACTGGTGGTAATTACGATGTATTCCCTATGTTAGTTGTAGGTAACGATGCATTTAATACAATTGGTTTTGCTACTGATGGTAAGAGTTCTAAATTCAAAATCATCAATAAAATGCCAGGAGAAGGCGTAGCTGACTTGAATGACCCATACGGTTTAACTGGGTTCTCAAGTATCCAATGGTACTACGGTTCTATTATCACTCGTCCAGAACGTATCGCATTAGTGAAAACTGTTGCTGAATACTAAAGGCTAGTTTGATAGACTAAATAACAGGGAGCTTCGGCTCCCTTTTTAGGTAGTAAAACACTATTAATTAAATGGGGTAACCACCCTCAATAAAAAGGTATATACACATGTCAGACATTAAAGAACTTAAAGCACAAGCAGATAAACTAGGTGTAACATATTCCCCTAATATTGGTTTAGAGACTTTACAAGGTAGAGTACGAAAAGCCATTATTAAAAACAGTGAAGCCAATGCTACGGTTACAGCTCCTAAAGAGGAGACAGAAGCGCAAAGACGTATGCGTAAGACCAAAGCAGCTACCAAACTAGTACGTGTACGTGTTACATGTATGGATACTAAACAGAAGCTTAAAGGCGGTGTTAACATCCAAGTAGCTAATGACTTAGTAGGTACTGTTGGTAAGTTCGTTCAATTTAATGTGCCATGGCATGTACCACAAATTCTTCTTAACGTACTAGAAGAAAAGCAACATCAAACATTTGTTGAAGGTCGTAGTGTTCATGGCGTTACTGTTAAGCGTTCGCAATTAGTTAAAACATTTGCAATTGAGAAGTTACCTCCATTAACAGCTGAAGAATTTGAAGACTTAAAAAATCAGCAAGCGATTGCTAATAATATTAAGGACGTATAACCCATGACTGAACCAGTATCAATTAATATAACGGATATCACTACAGGTGCTCTAGATGGTACTGGTTCATTTGATGTCCTAATGCAGGCTATTAAAACGCATTTAGACGCTGAATATTCTAATAATAGGATAAGAGGTACTGATTACGCTAAAATGTACACCAGTGTCCTTAACAGCGTCTTACAGCAAGCAATGCAATACACATTGGTAGAAGAAAAAACCAATATTGAATTACAGATTGCTACAGAGAATTTATTAATAGCTAAAGAGCAATTAAGTAAGCTAAAAGCAGAAACAGCTTTATTAGAATCTAAATTACAGACTGAATCCTCTCAACGTGCATTGCTTACTA